CCTTGAAAAAAGTAATTTGTGGATTACCTGTTAAATAAACATCTTGAGCACCATAAGCAACTAGTTGAAGAAGACCACCGCCCATTTATGCTATATTCTTTATACTATAATAGGAGAAAAAAATATATTTATTTATATAAGCATATTTATTTAAGTTTATATAAAATGTTTAAAGAAAAAACATCTAAAAAGCGATTACATAATTTAGATAATAAAGATTTATCAACTTTAGATGCTATGCATAATAAAATTATTAATAATTATACATCAAAGCAAGAAGAGCAAAAATTAAATCAAATAAATATAAATGAATTATGTGAAATTCAAAAAATAATTAATAATGAAATCCAAATATATAATATTAATAATATTAAAAATGAAGAGTTCTATAATATTCTATGGAATAGTAATATAAGTATAACAGAAGATTTAATAAAACTTAAAAATAATATAAATGATATTAATGAATTTGATGAAATAGAGTATTACGAAAAAACAAGCCATATATTATTTAATTATTATGATATGCTGGAAAAACAATCTCAAAATAATAACATTAATAATAATATAAAATTTAGAAATAAAACAATTCTAGATTCTTTTAATATCGATAATAATAATGATAATAAAAATCAATCAAATGATAATATAAACATAGATAATAACAAAAGTTCATTAGTAGATGATTATTTAGCAATAACTAATAAGCAATATATAAGAAAAATTAACCAAGATAATAATGAAATTTGTAAAAAATGTGGTACATCTTTAACTTGCCTTCAATATGATGCTATTATAATTTGTGAATCTTGCGGATATCAAGAATTATTATTAGTAGAACAAAATAGACCAATATTAAAACAAAATAATAAAGATACTTCTCATTTTAGTTATAAAAGGATTAATCATTTTAGAGAATGGTGCAATCAAGTTCAGGGGAAAGAAAGTACAGACATACCCGACGAAGTTTTTGAAAAAATTTTAAATGAAATTAAAAAAGAAAAAATTCAAAATACAAAAATAATAACCTACAATAAAATGCGAGAAATTTTAAAGCGATTACGAATTAATAAATATTATGAACATATCAATTATATAATTAATAGAATAAATGGTATTCCAATCCCGCAATTTTCATCAGAGTTAGAAGAAAAATTATGCAATATGTTTAGAGATATTCAAGGTCCATTTCTCAAACATTGTCCCAAAGATAGAAAGAATTTCTTATCATATAGTTATGTTCTCTATAAATTTTTTCAAATTTTAGGATTAAATGAATATTTAAAGTTCTTTCCATTGCTAAAAAGTAGAGAAAAATTATATGTCCAAGATCAAATATGGAAAAAAATATGCGAAGAATTAGATTATAAAATCATCCCATCGCTTTAGTATATTCCACCAGCACCAGGGAAACCAATTAATTGGAAACCAGCACCTAGACCAATACCTTGTTTAGCACCGGAAGATATAGCAGGTGCAAGTAAATCAAGTATAGAAAACACACACGCTGCAGTTAATGCTAATCCGAAAATCTCACTGGCTGTTAATTTATGTTTTGGTAATATGTATGCGACAACCGCTACGCATAAACCTTCAAATATATATTTAAGTAAGCGTACAAATGCTTCCCATAAATCAAATTCATATTCAACTGCCATTCTATTCTATAATATAAGATAAGAATATTTTTTATAAATATATATAAGATTTTTATATAATTTATAATATAGAACAAAATAATTATGGCGGATTCTACTGTTTCAACAAAAGAATGCGATTATTTAGATGAAGATAAACCCATAAGAAATCAAAATTATTGTCTTTTGTCATTTATTAGCCCTGAAGATATCCTAGTAAATAAGGAAGCATATTACTTTAATAAATTTTTAAATAATTTCTCAAAAGATATGAAAACTTTACTTGATGGCGTTCAATCTAAATATCCAGATTCTGCCGATTTAATTGATACATTAAAAACAAATCACGGATATATATTTGATGCAAATGAAATGAATGAACAATTTAAATTCTTTAAATCAACGAATTCATCCGATATAGAATCTGAATTTCATCGTGAAAATAACTTTCAAACATCTATACGTGGTATTAAAGTACGCGGAGTATTTGATACAATTGACGAAGCCAAAAGTAGAAGTGAATTTCTTAAACGCTCTGATAATAAATTTAATATATTTATTGCACAAGTTGGATGCTGGTGTCCTTGGTCTCCTGACCCCAATGATCTTCAAGACCAAGAATATTCAGAAACTCAACTTAACACTCTTATGAAACAATATAAAAGTAATATGGATAGTAAAGATGCTGTTTTTGAAAATAGAAAACATGATTTAATTGAAAAATCAAAAAAATCTACTACCACTAATGTTGAGGTAGAAAGTGTTGCTAAAGAATTAGAGGGTATGGACCCTTGGACTGCTTCTAAAAATAATAATCTATAATAATTTTAAATGAAATCTATTGCTATCTTTTTTTTATTTATAGGAATGATATTAATTATTAATGGTTATTATAGACAACAATATGAATTAACACAAAAACCTAAAACTATTATTAAATATGTACCTAGAAATATTTATGAAGACCAAATGAATCCTCAAGAACAATTAAGTGAATTTTATAAAAGCATGTTTGATAATGTTCAACCTAATTTATACAATGATAAACCTAAAGAACTATAATTAAAAATATTTATTTTTATTAGAATTATGAATAATATTTCATTTAAATTATTTGATTATATTGAAAATGATACGAAAGAAAACAAAAGTAAGTTATTATTATCAATAAAAGAACATAAAGATAATTTAAAAAACAAAGAAGATGAAATAATTACTGCTAAAGAAATTTTTAACGCAACCATTAATCAAAAAAGAAATCAACAACAAGAAGCATATAAATTATATCATTATGAGCGTATGCAATTATATAATAAATGGAAAAAAACTAAATTATATAAAGATTTACTCGAATTAGTTAATTACTTACCACCTGAATTTGAAGAAATTCCTGATATATTCACTTATAATTACATTAGAAATCCATTAACAGATAATATGCAATTTGGTGGTGGAAATGAAGATAAAGACAAAAGCGAAGGTGAAGGTGAAGGCGTAAATGAAAGCGAAGGTGAAGGCGTAAATGAAAGCGAAGGTGAAGGCGAAGGTGTAAATGAAAGCGAAGGTGAAGGCGAAGGTGTAAATGAAAGCGAAGGTGAAGGTGAAGACAAAAGCGAAAGCGAAAGCGAAGGTGAAAGTGAAGGTGAAAGTGAAGACAAAAGCGAAAGCGAAAGCGAAGACAAAAGCGAAAGTGAAGGCGAAAGTGAAGACGAAAGTGAAGACGAAAGTGGAGATGAAGACGAAAGCGATTGCGAAGATTCATAAAAATTAAACTAATAATAAATTTAAAAAATCGCTTTTAAATAGAGAGATTAATGGAAAAAAAATTTAGTTTTAATATATATTCTTTTGTAATCGCATTTGTTCTTGGTTTATGTTATGTATATTATATAGCACCTAAAGCAAAAAATATGATTAAATATCCGACGCCATTTAATTCCAATAAAGTAATATATAAAAATTACGACGATATGTGTTATAAATATGTAGCAACCGAAGTAAGTTGTAGCGATAAAGCAATTAATCAACCCATCAATTAATTTTAAATTAATAATACATAATAGAGATTATGGTTGATTTTAAAAGTGTAATCGATAAATTGTTTTATAATCCTTCTGGTCAAATACTCGTTAGTGCTATTTTTGGATTAGCATTATCATTTATGTTTGTTCGTGTTTGTAAAGGTGATTGTACTAATTACTATGCGCCTAATGTAAGTGATATTCAAAATAAGATATTTAAAATAGATGATACCTGTTATACATATACACCTAAAGCGTGTAAATGCAACGATAAACCAATCGCTAATTATGATTCAAAAGTAAAACCTGAAAATCTTATGAATTGGTGAAAATTTTTAGCATAATTTATTTTCATAATAATAATTATAAATATGTCCGGTATGTCTACTCCCGTTAATTCAATACCATTAAAAACTTCACAAAACATACATACAGACGATGATAGCAACGACCCTTTAGTTCAGGATGTTTTAAATGAATTTAAAAGAGAAATAACGCATCAACAAGCGCCACCACAACAACCACACCAAATTTCATATCAACAACCTCATATCATAAATAATAATCCTCCTCAAATAAATTTAGATATACATAAACCACCAAATACAATCACAAATGATGATGGATATTTTAATATTGAATTAATTAAAAAATCTTTATATATTACGCTAATAGTATCTGTATTATTCTATCCTGAATTATTTTCAAAAATAATTTCAAATATTTTACCTGTTAATTTATTACCAATCATATCACAATATGAATTTTTTATAATTACTTTTATAATATTTATAGCATTGTATGCTGCATTTTTCTATAAATTATTATAATTATCTTTTTTATCAAATCCTTGAATCTCAGATGAATTAAATCCTTCCTTATAATTTTTAATATCTACTATATTATTTTGTGCGGATTCTAATAATTCTGGTGAGATATAAGGAAATGAATTCTTATTATTCTTGTCATCCTTAATATTATTAAAATTATCATATTTTACTGTTTTATTATTTAATAATGATCTATAATATTTAAAATAAATTATTAAGAATATTAACCCTAATAAAAATCCGATGGATTCTTCTATAAAAATTAATACAAATAGTATTACTAATGCTATGAGCAATTGTATATATGGATTATTAAAAAATTTAGAAACCTTAACATCAAATATTATTATTGCTATTAATACTATTGCTAAAATTAGTCTTATTATATTAATTATCATATCTAATAATAAATAATATTAAATTAAAAAATGAAAAGTTATTATTTAATGTTCATTTAAAATAGTAAATGATAACATCATTATCAAATAGAGGTTATGGAATACCTAAAAAAAATAATGATGATTTAATTAATAAACTAAAAAAAGAACTTACTGTTTCTCCTAATAATAATTTCGATGCAAATGATGTTAAAGAATATGCTGTCTATTTAGAAAGTGATAATAAATTATATATTCCAAAATTCTTTGGATTGCAGAAATTTGGTATTCCAAATAATAATAGTCAAAGTAAAGGACTTGAATGCGATAGATTAGTTTTTACAGGAAAATTAAGAGATATTCAAATGGAACCTGTTAATAATTTCATTAAAGCAGCAGAAGACCCATTAAAACAAGGTGGAATTATAAGTGTTCCTTGTGGTTTCGGTAAAACTATAATGGCCATTTACATAACTTGTTATTTTAAGAAAAAAACTATGTTTGTGTCGCATAAGGATTTTTTAAATCAACAATTTATTTCAACATTAAAATTATTTGTTCCAGAAGCGACAGTAGGTATCATAAAACAAAAGAAGGTTGATATCAGAAATAAGGATGTTGTAATCGCATCATTACAATCACTCGCAATGCGCAATTATGACCCTGAAATATTTAAAGAATTCGGTTTAGTGATATTTGACGAATGTCATCATATATCATCAGAAGTTTTTTCAAGAGCCTTGCAAAAAATGAATATACCAATAACATTGGGTTTATCTGCAACTTTAAATAGAAAAGATGGGCTAAGAAAAGTTTTTGAATGGTATCTTGGTAAGTCTGTTTATAAACATAAGAATAACAATGATATTAATATGTCGATTAATATTCATAAATACTATGAAACTAATTCTGAATATTCTGAAGTAAGACAGATGTATAATGGGAAACCTAATATGGTCGCTATGATTAATAATATCTGTAATTATAAACCAAGAACTCTTTATATAATTGATATTATTAAAAAGATTTTAGAGAAAGAACCAAACCGTAAATTGCTAATTTTATCTGAGCGACGCAATCAACTAAAAGATATAGAAGAATTAATTATTTCCAATAAGATTTCTGATGTAGGTTATTATGTTGGTGGTATGTCTATGAAAGACCTTGATTTATCTGCTGAAAAACAAATAATTCTTGCTACTTACCAAATGAGCAGTGAAGGTTTAAATATTCCCACATTAAATACAGTAATATTCGCAAGTCCTATAAGTGATATTCAACAATCAATTGGGAGAATTTTACGCGAAAAAAAAGAAGAAAGAAAATACATTCCATTGTGTATTGATATTTGGGATGAATTCTCAATTTTTAAAAATAAGGGATGGAAGAGAATTAAATATTATAATGATAACAATTATGATATCAGTTATTATATAAATAATGAAAAAATGGAAGAGAAAAAAGAAGAAGTTAAATTTAAATTCATTGAAGATGATGATTGATTAAATTTTATAATCTTCTATAATAGATATATGGACTATTTATTAGTTATTTTCATTATCATATTATTAGGAATATTATCTTATTATTTGGTTAATAATAATGATTATAATTATGCAAAAACTAAAGTTAAGTATAATAATAATAGTATAATTAATACCAACGATGATACAAATGATACAAATGATATTAGTGATAACAATCATCGTTATGTAAATGATATTATTATACCACGAAAATCAGATAATAATGCTAATTATGAATACATACAACAATTTGATGCAACTACTTCTAAAATGGAACCTATAAATCCTAATTCAATTGGTTTTTGTCCTAAAGCAAGAGATGAAAAGAAAGCATTACCAATAGCGAATTTAAATGTTAATTTTCTTCTACAATAGTTTTAATATTTATTTTTTTATTTTCAATATCTATATATTGATATCGATTATTTCCAAATGCTCTTGAAATACCAGTATCACAATACATAATCTGACTATCAATTATTGATATCTCTTGTATTGGCGTATGTCCTATAAACATTATTTGACATCCTATATCTTTTAATAAAACTTGAGTTTCATCTTTAATATTCTCTTGTCTATTCCATAGAATTCCTTCAGGACCTAATATAATAGTATTAAATATTTCTTTGTTATTCATATCAAACGGCATTTTTAGCATAAAATTCTTCCATAATTCATTAATATACGAAATGTCTTTATTGTATTTTTTTAAAAGATTATAATGACTTAAAGAAAATTTTGCGTGTGAAAAGAATAAATCATCAATCTTAACTACTAGTGGTCTTTTTGCAAAAATCTGGGCGATTGAACCAGATGGTTGAAAAATACTTTTGCGTAATTCTGTTTTACTATTATCAGAAACATAACTAAAATCACCAATAACATTCATCAATTCATGATTGCCTATAAGAGATATAAATACAGATTGCTTAGAATTTGCAATCATACTTAAATTATCAGTGAAATAAATCATTTCGATATCTTGCAAAACTTCCCAGTTTTTAATTCCAGGATTTCTATTTAGACTATCAATCTGGTCTCCTAATTGTATTACAATTGTATTGGGTTTTGCAATCCATTCAAGATTATTATTAATTATATTTGCATCAATCAAAATATTCTTAAACCTCTTTAAATCCCCATGTATATCTCCAATAATAACAATCCTATCTGCGTTATTATATTCATAAATAATATTATTTATAAACATTTATTATTATCATTACAAAAATAATATTTATATATGTGAAATATAGAAAATGACTATTTGTAGTGAAGTTATTACATATCCTCAGTATGGTGAAACCTGTTGGTTCAATGCTCTTATTATGGCTGTTTTATATTCACAACATAGTCGCAATTTAATATTAGCAAAAGCAGATAAATATCCATCTGGTATTTTAATATTCGATGTAATCAAAAAAATTTTAAAGGAAAAGTACATCAGAAATAAAGATTATGATGAAGATTTTGGATTTTTTAATTTATATAAACCCGAGTACATTTTAAAAACCTTGCATTCTCACGATTCAACAACATTCATGTTTGATATTGATAAATTTAGATATGGTTTTACTGCAGAATTTTATGTTAAAAAATTATATAAATTACTTGATATATCAACATTAATACTTGATATACGAAATAATAAATTTTATTATTCTTATTATAATAATATTAAAAAAATTATTCCACCAGAAGGAACAAATACAAATTTAAAATGGCAACCTAATTATAATAATCCTAATGATATAAAAAATGCATTCGATAGTAATCCTGATGTACTATTATTATTTGAAAATCCATTAAATATTGAATATGATTCTCTATATTTGTTAAATGACAATACAAAAACTCAAGAATTATTGACATTTAAAAAAGAGATTACATTCAATAATGAAGTTTATATATTAGATTCTGCAATTATTGTAAATTGGAATAGTAAGCAAATAAAAAGAGGACATGCGATTGCAGGTATCACTTGTAATAACGAACGATTTGTTTATAATGGATGGATTAATTCTACTAGAGACTCTTCTATGATAGTAAAAAATAATAAAAATAATAATCCTTGTGAGTTAATGAAATACGATTGGAACCCTTTAAGTAAAAGTAATTTTTGTCTAAATCACAATGCATGTAAATTAGATTCAGGAACATCCAAATTTGATTTATGTTTTTCTTTTGGCAAACCAAAGAGATTATTCTTTTATATTAAAAAATCATTAGTTGGAATCAAAGAAGAAAAAATCAAATCTAAATGCCCTGAAGGATATGAAATTAGTTCTATTAAAGGCAATTGCGTTAAGAAATGCAAGGAAGGTCAAGTAAGATCTCCAACCTCTAATAGATGTATTAAGATTTGTCCTATTGATGAAAATAGAAGTATTAAAACAAATAAATGTAAAAATACCAAATGTAAAGAAGGTTATGAAATTAGTCCTATTTCAGGTAATTGTGTTAAGAAATGTAAAGAAGGTCAAATAAGAGCAGCAACAGGTAGATGTACTAAAAACAAAGATAAAGAAACTGCAATTATACAACAAAAAAATCATTTTATTATGAATGGTACTCATTACTTTGATTATAAAGAATTAAAGAAGATACCTGTTAATTTAATAGATGCAACAAAAACAACATTAGTCTCATTAGCAAAATTA